CAGATCTTCTTCGCCCCACGCTCCAACTGGGACGCCTTCGCGCCCGTGATGATCGTGATCGGCTCGGCGTGGTAGTTGATGATGTCCGCCACCGAGGTCGCCACCTCGTTGTACTGGCGATTCAGCGCGATGATGTCCTGACAGTCCGGCAGGCCCCACGGGGATCCGGACACCGGACGGTTGGCAATGTGTACGACTGGCACAATTCCAATGGGATTGGGCCGGGAGTCGATCAGTTCGTCGTTCAGGTACTCCTCGATGGTGTCATCGGTCAGGATCTCCGTGTAGGTGAAGACCTGTCGAGTGCCTTCCAGCGACGTGCCCCAAAACCGGTACTTCAATTTCATCCGCAGCAAACGAGTTCGGTCGTGCGGGTGCCATTCCGGGAAGCAGTGAGCAGCGTTCAGCGGGAGGATCCGGACCCGTCCTGCGTTGAAGACATCGGAGGAATCGACGTAGGGCTCCTCGTAGGCGACCTTGACGAAGGCATCTCCGGAGACAGCCCCCTGCTGCCCCATCTCCATGAGGACCGTCTCGCGGACGTTGTCCTTCTCCCAGACCCTGTGGAGGATGTCGGGCACGATCGCCCCGGTCGCCTCTGGTGTCTCGAACCTGACTCCCTTGCCGAAGGTGAACCGGATCATGTAGTCCGTGAACGCCCGGTAGAAGTTGGACGTGTGCTGGTGCTCGCCCACCTCCCGACGGTGACTCCAGTGGTGACCGAGGTAGAGCGCCCAGTTCAGCGCGTATCGGTTGAGTCGCGGGCCATGGACCTCGAACTCCTCGTCCGCCAGTTCAACCAGACCCAGCGGCGAGATGTTCAGGACGAGGTCTGTACCGGCGGCACGATACGTCGGTGACATGAAGTCGATGGCGCTCACGGAATCATCTCCTCCACGACCATCGAACGGAAGTGATCATCGTTCCATGCCCAGTCTTCGAGGAGGAACGAGTTCTGATCGGTTGGCTCAGTGATGCTCAGTGCTCGCTCCGCGCACCCCTGAGCCTGCACCATCTGTCCAGTCTCCCAGTAGTGCTGGGCCAAATCAGCCCATACTTCTCTACGTTGGGGGGCCTCAGAGCAAGCACGAAGCAGCCATGCCTCCTTGGCCTCCTCCCAGACCATCTTGGCGATGAACCGGCATGCCTCAGATCGTTCCTGATCGAAAGTGGCCTTGGGGTTGGACAGGTACTTGTTCAGCATCGACCGGGACTCGATCCACTCCCCGGCGTAGAAGTGCTCCCGACCGGAGTAGTACTGAGCCCGAGGATCGTCCGGGTGTTCCTTCAGCATCAGGTGGATCAGAGCACGGTCCGTGGCCCGATCTCTCGGGGAGTGCTGGTGGTGAATCACCACGCCCGTCGAGACCTGAGGCCCCGGACCCACCGGCATCTCGTGAGCGGGGAAGATCCACCGATACCCGTGTCGGGCATGGATTCTGTCATGGGTGAAGGAGGTGCCGTCCGCCCACCTGTACTGGAAGGTGAACCGGTTCCCGCCGTTGTACCACGCCCTCTCCAGTTCCCCCCGCCACCCCGGTGCCAGCCGCTCGTCCAGATGCAGCGGCACAGCGATGTCGATGTCCTCAGACACCTGAGAGAGCGCCGCGTTGAACCCGTCATCGAACCGCCACGGGGTGATCACCGCCTGACGCACGACCACGGCGCTCTCTGCCGCAGTCGCTATCGTCCTGTCGGAGGATCCCGTGTCCACGAGCACGATCTCATCGGCGTCTCGGGCACTCGCGGCCCATTCGACCACGTTGCTCTCTTCGTTCTTGGCGGGAGCGTAGACCGCGATCTTCACCGGGCGGCGCTTGCGGAGGTACCGCACCCGGTTGTTCGCGTACTCTCCCGGGAAGTCCTTGGGGGAGGGCGGCTGACCAAGGTGGAGAAGGCCACCCGGGACGAACTGAACCGCGCCGATCTTGTCCCGAGCGCGGATGAGGAAGTCCTTGTCCTCTTCGCCCCAGCCGACGAACCCCTCATCGAAGCCATCGAGACGGAAGAACTCCCGTCGGGAGATCGCGAAGGCGGGGCCTACGTGCCACTCCTCCGGCAACGGCTCCTGATCCTTCAGGTAGGGCGGGAGAGTGAGGTCCACGAACTGTTCCCAGTTCTCCCCCCGGAGGACCTGATCGACGGTGTCCGGATCACAGTTGGTCCGGAACAGGCTGTAGGGGAAGGTCACGCCACCGTAGGCGGACTGGCTGCACGCCATCAGGATCTGATCCCGGGGCACGAGGATGTCAGCGTCGCAGAAGAAGAACACGTCCCCCTTCGCGGTGTTCGCGCCCTCGTTGCGAAGCCGGGACCGGTTGAGGAGAGCCCCATCATCCGGATACGTGCCGACGACGACCTCGCCGACACTGAGACTCTCGTAGTACGCGCGGACGTACTCGAACACAGCAGCGCGGACCGGGTCTCCCCGATCCATCCACGGGATGATGATCGAGATGGTCATCCCTTGGCCTTCTCTCCGGCGTAGCGGGCGCGCACCGACGCCTTCGCCTTGGCAACGCTGGTCGATGATCCGACCTGCTTGCCGGTCTCCTTGTTCACTATCTTGACCGGCTTCTTGCCCGACCCCTTCTTGACCGAGTACGGCATCAGTCGTCCTTCTTGTTGTTGGCCTCTTCCTTCTTTCCTTGCGAGGTCAACTTACCCCGACGATCGTGCCGAACGTCCTTCTTCTTGGAGTCCACGAAGACCCCGCCTCGCTTCACGTACTCAGTGTGAATCCACTTGGAGGCAGGGATCGACGGGTACGTGGGGAACTTCTGCTTGGCCTGAGTAACCAGCATCTCCCACAACCGTGGGTTCTGCGGGGACTGACCTTCAGAACGTGCCCCACGTGACCGCCGCCCATACGGGTCAACGGCCATGATCAGTCGTTGACGACAGCCGCGTTCGGTCGCGCCATGCGGCCACCGGAGCGGTACACCTCTTCGTAGGTGACCTCACCGGCATCCGAGAAGGAGCCCGCCGCGAAGTCCTGAAGCATGCCCGGAGCCTCGACCCAAGCGGCGGACCCGACGTGGGCGCGCTCGGACATCGTCTCCTGAGCCGTCTTGATGTAGACGTTCTGGTTGTGGTTGCTCCGACCGGGAGGGGTGACGTACCCCTGCATCGCTCCGGTCTGGAAGTTGTTGGGGAGGTCGGTGTCAGTGCCGAGCCCCTCCTCGAAGTACAGAGGCCCCGGACCGGAGGGGGCTCCGGAGACGTTGTTGACCTCGTAGTTGGTGCCGGGACGCTCGGGGAACCCCGGAGCCGGAGCGAGAGCCATGGTCTCTCCTTCATTGATGGAACTGGGTGAACATGTTCAGTAGTGAGTCTGCCTGATTCGAAGTTCGAATGTCACGACTAACGGCTGAAGAAGGGCGAGTTGCTGACCTGAATCGTCGGCATGGACAGATCTGCGGTCAGCAGAGTGGCGAGAGCGAGGCTGTCCACGAAGTCATCGTGTGCCCACGCCTCGTCCGGAGCGGCCACGGTGAAGTTCACGCCCTTGTACTGCTTCTCCGCGTCGAGCATCTGCTGCTGGAACTTGCGCCAGATCCGGGTGCGCCGCGCGTTCGCGTGGGCGGGCCATCCGATCAGGCGTCGCTCCATCAGGGCGGAGAGGTGCTTGAACCGCTTGGACTGCTCGACGGCACTGCTCGTGACGCTGTGCACTTCAGCCCTCGGCAGGAGCAGGGCAAGGCGCTGGGCGACCGCATCCCCGACACCATTGGCGTCCACGGCCACAGCGAGGACGTTGTAGTTGGAGAGGAAGTCCACGATCTTGGCGTACTGCTCTTCCCAGTCGTCACCCTGCAACTCCATCCAGTTCAGGACCCGGTGGTCGTAGTAGCCGAACTCATCCGGTCGATCCCAGTCCACCCACAGCACCGTGACCACGGTGGAGTCGGTCTTGCGGGCAGGGTCGATTCCCACGACACAGGGGGTCTTGGCCCAGTTCCGGACGAAGGACATCGAGGTGTCCCCGAGTTCGTCCATGACGCCCTGACTGGTGAACATGCCGCGTTCGAGGATCCACCGGCAGTTGTAGGACATCTGGAACTCGTCGGAGTCCTCGCCGATGCGGAGCATCTCCTTGCGGATGAACCGCTCGTAGTTCTTGTTGACCTTGGCTACGTCCTTCCAGTCCCACTGGAAGTGGTTGTGTCTCGCGCCCTTCTTGGCCGTCTGCCGACGTTTGTTCAACTGCACGGAGCGGTAGAAGTTGTTCTTCTTGGTGGTGGGCGTCCCCGTCTTGATCATGGTCCCCGCGTGGTACGCGAGCATGGGGGCGATCGACTTGGCGACCACGAAGTCATCGGCTTCCTGACACTCATCGATGATGATGAGGTGGAAGGTGCGGGACTCGATCTTGGCTCGGGGGTTCGCGGTCATCATCGAGACGAACGATCCTGAGTTGGAAAGCACGATCGACTTGACCACGCCGCCCTTCCGGGCGGGCCTGTCGTCAATCTCTGGATCCAGCATGATCTGCTTCGCCCGGTCGGAGGTCAGGCGGGAGACCGTCCGGGAGAACATCGTCTCGACCTGTCCCTCGACCGGGGCGAACATGCCGACCCAGAGCCCGTCCTTGAACCGTCCGAGCAGTTTCGGGTAGATCTTGGCGAGTCGGGGGAGGAGCACCATCAGGGATGCGACGATGTCGGAGACGGTCTCAGTCTTGCCGCTCTGGCGGGCTGCGAGCGCGGTGACCTCCTCACCGTCGTTGATCAGGACGCTCTCCACGATCCGACGGGCGAACGGCTTCTGGTACGGGTGCAGGTCATGGCCGACGAAGACGGCGTTGAACTGGAGGACCTTGTCCACGATCCCCTTGATGAACTCCGGACTGAGTTCTTCGTCGTCCTCCTCAACCTCATCGGGGAACTCGTCGGGATCCTCATCCGAGCCCCCAAGAAGGTCGAACTCGTTCATCTCCTCTTGGAGATCTTCATCAAGAATCGTGGTCATGCCTCTCGCCGCCTCATCTCATGGAGCAGGGCCAGAATCGCTTCAGCGCCCATGATGGCCTCATCGAGCATCTGATCGCCGGGCTTGTGGTGGACCACGGAACTGCCGACCTGAGCCATTGTCCCCTCGATCCATGAGACCTCCGTGCCGGGAGGAACAAGGCGGGCACGACGAAGTACCCGGCCAGAGACCTCTACTCGATCAGTGGGGCTCTTCTTGAACATCCTCGACATGGAAGTAGTCCTCCGGGTGATCCAATGGACGGAACATCAGGGTAGGTGCGCCCTCCACGTTCTCATGGGGCTGCTCGCCCGTCCACTGACCAATGGCAATGGCATGACGGGTGAGGGGAAGGCGGAACACGCGGCACTTGCCCAGCCGCCACGGGAAGTTCTGCTCCTGAGTCTCGCCGACTTCAGTCAGGGGGACCTTCCGCCGGGGGTAGGTCAACTTCTGCCACCAGTACTTCGTACGCCAGATTGGGTGAATGATCACGCGCACAGACTACGTGTAACGGCCCATTGTCTTCTCGACACTGGCCGACAACTTCCGACCCTTGCGAGCAGCGGTGTTCTTGGAGCCGTACATTCCCCTGCCGCCCCTCTTGGACCCGGCCTTCTGGCCCTTCTGGTAGCCACCGCGCATCGCCTGCGTGGTCCGGGCCACCTTGTAGAGCAGTTCCTGATGAGCCTCGGGGACCGCGCCCATGCTGGCAGTGCCCCGTGTCTTGTGGTCGAGGTAGAGCCGGATGAATCGGCCCTTCGACCGGGCACGCTTGAAGTTTCCCCACTCCAGCGAGGAGACGCCGTAGTAGTTGTAGAAGGTGCCATCACGGAAGATCGTGGTCAGGACCTTCCGGGAACTGTCGTATCCCGCAGCGACGGTGCGGGGACGTGCCGGATTCGTGGTCGAGGTCGGCGACTGCGTGATGTCCGCCGGTCCAGTTCCAACGGAGGAGACCAGCGAGGTGCTCGGGGCAGTGCCCATGTTCGAGTAGCCGTAGCCGATCTTGTCGTAGAAGCCCTCGTCCTCCAGATACCGAGTGGACTCCTCGCGGAAGTACTCCCCGCTGGTCCTCGTGGTGGTACCGGTGGGGTCCTCGTAGATCGGGATGGCCTCGTAGGGACCCGCAGACATCAGGTCCGCCGCTGCGGCGTCCCCGCCTGCGATGTCGATCATCCCCATCACGTCGGCGGGATGCGTGCCCGTGCCGCTGGAGGACTGGAACTGCTCCCACTGGGGGTCGGCTGCCTGCTCGTACCGCCGGTAGACCTGAGCGGGATCCCCATGGGCCGTGGCAGCCCGACTCCCCGGCGCTACCCGGGCACCGCCCTTGGCTCGGGCGATGATCTCAGAAGCGTCGGGGGGTCGCGCGCTACCGGACGAGGACGGCACTTCTACTCCTGATCAGGGACCAATTCGAGGAGTTCTGCCTTGGTCATTCCCACGAGGTCATCGGGATCGAATCCCTCTGTCGTCGTGAGGAAGTGGGCGATGTCGCTCTTCCTGCTCGCCGACGTAGGAACGGGGAGGTCCTCAAGTTCGGGGGCTTCCTCCTCCGGCTCCACAGAGGCCGCGACTTCCTCCTCCACGGGGGGATCCTCGGACAGGTTGATGCTTCCCTGAGCCTTCTTGTTGGACCCGTAGAGCCGGAAGTCGTTGATGCTCACGCGAGCACCGCCACGTCCGGGTTGGTCACATCCACCGAAATGGAATCCGCTGGAACACCGAACGAACCGGGCAGGTACGCCTCGATCTCGAAGGTGTCGGTCTCCGTGTCCGCCACGCCCCACTTCTGGTACGCCGGGAGTTCCACGACGACGCGCGGACCGTTGGCCCTCAGGGTGGAGATCCACGCAGCGCCCGTGTCCGCGTACCACGGGTTTCCGAGACCGGGGTCCGCGCCGACGACAGCCCATACCGTCCGGGTGGTGCGGTCGTTGACGAACGCCGTGCCTCCGGTGTTCCCGCCATCAGCACCGTCACTGACGATGGCACGGGCGTCGTCCACGAAGGGGATCGCTGTCCCGTCGTAGATCTCCCAGTTGACGATGCCGCCAACCTCCGGACCCGTGGCCTCCAGCAGGAAGCGGCGGTTGTAGTTCACATCCGGCACCCAGTCGGTGTCGCCCGCCGTGTTGTTCCAGCCAGCGTGACCGGGGGGCGGGGTGTTGTCCCAACCCGACCCATCGTCCACCTGAGTAGCGGTCACAGTGACTGCCATGGCTCAGCCCTTCTCTCTCGTCTCGTCTCGTCAGTTCTCAGTGCTGTGCGGTCCAGCCCACGTACGGGGCGTAGAGGCTCGTGGCACGGGCATCGGAGGTGTAGACCCCCGGAGCCGGTGTGCGATCGGCCCCTGCGTTGACCTGCGCCCACGAGGTGACTGCCTCACCCAGCGAGGTCAAGTCCGTGGTCTCCGCGTCCACCGCGAGGGCGACCGTGGTCGGGGTGCCATTGGCCGCGAGCGGCTGTCCCTTGGCGTTGGTGAAGCACCGCTTGGCACCGAAGCCAGCCTTGGTGGCGTCGTAGTTGCCCGCGTGGAAGTACTGGGTGCGGAGGTCGTTCTTGGTCAGACCGCCGTTCCCCTCCACGACCGTGATCTCGCCAGCGCCAGCGGCGAGATTCGCCTCGTAGGCGGCAGCATCAGCGGTCTTGGCGTTGGCGAGGCCGTGGGTGTCGCCCACAGCGCCGAGGAACGTGGCAGCGAACTCGCCAGTGCCGTCCGGATCGTTGGATCCGACGACCGTGCGGTTGTCGCCCTTCAGACGTGCAGCGAGCGTGGCAGCACTGGGAGCAGCCATCAGATTTCTCCTTCACAGACGTGACCGTCAAGTTGGTTTTCCTTCAGGATCGCCGTGCACTTCTGGCATTCGTACATGGCGACTTCCTTCATCCCGTTCTGCGCTGTCGCACCGGGTGGGAAGTAGTCCGGGTCATATGGAAGATCCACAATCTCCGGCTGGTACCTCCCGAAAGGACCGCGAGCCTCGTACACGTGACTTGGCACGGCGTGAGCCTGAACCGCGTCTCGCTGGATCACTCGCATAGGACAAGACTGGTGGATTCCACGGCTGTCGTCAGCGTGAACGTCACTTCGTATCGAGGATCTGGACACGAGACAACGGGACGGTGCTCCGGGTCCGGGCGTAGGAATCCACGTCACTGAGGAACCACTTGTCGTCCGGGTGGACCGCGATCTTCGCCACGACTCCCTTACCGCCACCAGTGGTGTCTCGGTAGTAGTGGGCCGACTTGGGATCCAGCGCAGCGTTCGTGCCCTCCCACTCCGGAGCAATGGCACCACGAGCGTCCGAACGGAGGTGGCCCCTCTCTTGGGCCTGATTCCATTCCTCGTGGCTCATCCCACGGTAGACGTGCTCGATCGGCCTCGTCTCACCCGTCGGGGCCTTCTGCATAGAGCGCGCGTGCGCCTCGCTCATCGGGTCCATGACGGGAGCGACCTGCTCCTCCTTCATGGGGAACTCCTTGAACCCCATTGCCTGATGCTTGCCCTCGAAGGGGAGCGCCTGCTGCACCTCCACATGCCTCCCGACGGCGGGTCGCCACTGCGCGAACTGCTCTCGGCTCAGCGTCATCACATCTCTCCTGACGGGTTCTTCCCCGGGTAGGGGTAGGCGAGCCCGCCCTGCGTCTCCCGCTGAGGAATGGGCGGAATGCTCTCGGTGATGGCGCGGGCGTTGGCCTGCACGAAGGGCCGCTCAGTCGGGGAGACCTGAGAAGTGAGGACTGCGTCGAGGAATCCGTCCATCAAGGTATCCATCAGCGGTACTTCCTAGGTCGAATGAGAGTGCCCTGACTTCCGGGCTTCTTGTTCACGGAAGGGCGAACCGCCCACGCTGCCACCTGACGGCTCGGCGGCATCCCAGCAGGAGTGTTGCTGGCGCGCTCCTGCTTGTCCGAGAAGGCCGTGGAGAAGGTTGCCGTCTCACGGTCACGGGGAACATCGAAGAGAGACATCTGACCGAAGGGCTCAGCGGTCCGGGTGAGTGCCTTGAACCGGTCCCGACCCCCGGAGGTGATCGCGGGCTGGTCCGCCACGCCCTCGTAGTCGTACGACTTCGGGCGCATGTCTGGCATGGTCGAGGCGACGTTCTTTCCCGCCACCCGGCCCTGAATGGAGCGGGCCGCAGGCCCGTCCGAGTAGCCCCGACTGGGAGCGACGTGGCTCCCACTGGACGCTCCTCCGGCGGAGGCTGCACTCGTTCCGGGAGGAACTGCCGCCTCGTCACCCCACAGGACTCCCTGACCGGGGATCTGCCCGGTCTTCGAGGACGAACGAGCGGCGTTCGGGTCGTTCGGTCCCCCCGGATCACGAGCAGAGCGACGCATGTTGCCGCTCTTGCCGGTGTACTTCTGGGGCTTGATGTCGAACGCCATCTGCCCACCGGCCTCTTCCACGAGCCGTGGGTCCTTCGCCTTCGCGGCCTTGTCGGGATTCCGGCCACGCTTCCGATTGGCCTTCAGGAGATCCTCAAGACCCAACTTCGGAGGAGACCACCTCGCGTACTGCTTCGGAGCAACCCACTGGCCCATGACGGCTCACTTCCCTCGCTGCTGGAGTACCTGCCGAACCAGTTCTGCCCGCGCGGCCTCCCCTGCCCGAAGACGCTCAAGGGTCAGAGTGTCGGACTTCGGCTGGACAGAGGGGTCGATCTCGACCCACCAGCGCGGCTGCGGAGGAACCCACCACCCCGTCGTGGGGGGCATGTCCTCGTCCTCATCGGACAGATTCGAAGTTCGAACTGGTGGCGAACTTGTCCACGACCTGAAGAGGCGCGCCCAGAAACCGGGGTACTCGCGCACCGCCTCGTACTGCATGGTCTCCATCAGTGCTACTTCCTTCGCGCCTTGTTGCCGTCCGCGATGTTCTTGGACGCCTTCTGAACTGTCGTGTCCTTGGTGGAGTTGGACTTCCGGTTCGTGCCCGGCTTGTGGGCGACGTGCTCGTCCTTCGCCAACTTCCGCCCGGTGGACTGCTCCTTGTTGTGACGAGCCGCCGTGGTCGAAGTGGTCTTGCCGCTCGGGCTGCGCTTCACGACGATGTCGCGGTCGTTGCGCTTGCCGTCCGTGCCCTTGCGCTTGTACGGGCCGTAGACCTTGGTTCCGTCCTTCTGGACGCGGGGCTTACCGGGCATGACCGCGCCTCTCCATCCGACCGGAGGCGATGGTGCGCATCACGTCCTCCAGAGAATGCTGCTCCCCGCTCAGGTTCCCCTGAGTGCTGCCCATCTCCGGAACGGCGTCCGCGTCTCGCTCGTAGTTGGAGGGACGATCCGGCTTGGACTCCCAGTCCGGATTCGACTGAGGTCCGGGCATGTCCCGGTAGGAGTAGTGAGTCTCGAAGGAGGGGAGGTGGAAGGACCCGATCTGGCCCTTGCTCTCGGCGATGGAACGAGCCTCGTGCCACGGCACGTTGTGGCGCTTGGACACGTCGAGGAACGTGGTCGGCTCGCCCGTGTCCGGGTGCTTGTCGCTCCAGCCGCCCTGATAGATCTCGCCGCCACCGCCCGGGGTGTTGTCCCTCTGATGAGCAGCGACAGCCGATTCCGTGGCTGGACCGGCGTGCATGGCCTCCGCGCCCGGCTCCGAGATCATGTAGCCCTTGCTCGGCGGCTCGTTGTGGGTCTGCCAGTGGCGGGAGGCCCCGCCCTGCGAGTTGATCGTTTCTGCGAACTGGGCGTCAGACAGGCTCATGTCCTCATACTCCTACACAGGGTCAGAGCAGTCAGGACAAGTGAGCGCTGGCGTTCGGGCAGTCGCCCTCGTTGTCGAGGGTCATGAAGCACTGCTCGACGCGGCCATTGCGGCTCACTTCATGCGCGCACACAGTCAGGTGCAAGACCTCAGTCTTCGCAGAGCGGGCGACAACGTCGTTCGTGGAGACCTTGCGCTTGTGGTCCCCGTACTTTTCTGGATCAAATGTGTCAGTCATAGGGGAATAGTACCACTCTTGGTAGATGTAGTCATACCCTGTGAAGGGGGTCGAAGTCCTTGGGGATGTCCAGAGAGGACGGGGCCACGCCGTCATCCACCTGAGGTGGGTCGTTCTGGATGCCGGGGATGAAGTTCTCGAACAGTGGCATCCGGTGCTCGTACTGGGCTGGGCTCAACATGACTTCAGACTACGGAGATCCAACGGCCCCCACTGCTCAAACCGTGGTCCTGCCCCGCTCCAAACGTCATTTGCCCTCCGATTGGTCCACTATCCAATGGGATCAGGGCGCGGCGCACCGGTTGCTCCGCTGAGAACGTGGGGGTTTTAGTTCCAAACGACCGATATCCAACCGGGCTCACCGGCATTTAGTTACCACGAAAGCCGGTGCGATCCTATCCAATGGGTCAAGAGGGCTCAGTCACGACCAAGATGGGGCGACATACGCCACGCTGGTGTAGTTCCACGACCACTTCAGCCGGACGTTGCCGGGGGTGAACTGGGCGTAGTCCGCGCTGTTGTTCTTGTAGATGCAGACCGAGTTCACCTCCGCGTCCCCCAGTCGCTGACCGTGTCCGGTCCCGAAGTCGTACCAGACCGCAGCGGAGTTCGCGCTGGGCGAGTCCCGCTCCTGCTTGCTCCCCTCCCGAACAGGCCGGTCCCCGGTGCCAGTGC